TTCATTGAGAACGTCTTTGCCGACCTCTTTAAGTAAATCAGTTATCTTGCTCATTTTTAAATAAATTGTTTTTTGTTGATCTTTCGATCCTCTTCTTTAATTTTTCACTTACAACCGCCTTTAAATCTTTATTGGCGGCTGCATAATTCTTGTCAATAACATTACTAACAAGTGATCTGATCTGTTGTTTCTGATCCATCATAAATATTTATATTATTTACCTATTTTTTTTAAATGTTTCTAATGAATGACATGATTTTATCTGTCAGATAATTATTGACATCTGTCCTAGGTAACCCCTTTAAACTCTCTTCGAACCGATCATAGTGCTCTTCAAACTCACCTTTACGATTTAAAATCCATTGTTTTGACTCTAAAATACCATTAACAAATGCATCAGAATATGAAGGGTCTGCAACACAATCAATAGCAACAAGCTTCATTTCAGTAACAAGACCAACTTCTGAGTCACCCTCTTGATCAATTTTACCTAATGCTCTAGAAGACATCCCAACTCTAACTCCATCAAGCACTAAGCTCTTTACTATTTGACCAGTTGGTGTATTTAATACTTTACTCTTACCATAAAAAATGTTACCGTCTTGTTTCATCTCAGTAACTATATGGCAGGCTCTCTCTAGATCAACATCAGCAGTAGTAGGATGATTTAACTCACCCATAGCTCGATCTGTTTTTATCATTTCTTTTTCATACCGAGCAACTTCAGTAACCATATTATCAAGATCATATACACGCTTGTTTTTATTAACCTCTGAAGCCATCATGTATGGTCCTTTAATATATAGCCGCTCTCCAGACTGGGTATTCTTCTCTTCTATAATATATTCAAACTCAGATGGGTCCGTTTTCTCTACTAATAATTTAAAGGCCATAACTGTATAAAATATTTATTGTTTCTTTTACTTTTTTCCGCTAAATAATTGCTTTTCTGTAAGAATTAAAAATTTATATCCATGATCGTCTGACCACTGTTTCGCGGCTTTCCACTTAGCTTGATTAATATCATATGTAACTTGTTCATGTAGAAACGTACTTTGCTTTTTTCTACCTCTCATTACTGGGCGTTGAGTTTGACTATAAGGTTTAATTTCTACTAAGTACTTTGCCTTACGAGTTCCCTCATTTAACACAAGACTATTATCAACATAATAGCGATGAGTTCTAGTATCAACAGGACTAATATACGGAACAATTACCCCTTCACTCGTCCACTCTAATACATTATTGTTATAATCGCACCACTTAAAGAAGCGAAGTTCCCAAGAACTTCTATACTGTGGGTACTTTTTGCCTTTGAACTTTTGTCTATATAAAGGTCTATATATACCTTTCTTAAAATTACCTTTTTTATGAGGAGCCATTATCCTACAAAGAACATCGGAGGTGCCGCATCACCAAAGCCAGGAGTGCCTGTTAATAGCATCTGTTCTAATTCTTTTTTCTCTGTTAACCCTTCCTGTAGGATAGAAGTATCTAAAGTAGTACCACCAAACAACTGAGCACTACCAAATTTACCTCTAACTCTACCTAGGGTAATTTTTGTGAGGGCTAGTGCATATTGATATACCCATGGCTCTTTAATTAAATCATATACTGGTTTTTCTACGTAGCAACTAACCACTCCATAAAACCGCTCACCAGTTTTAGGCTCAGGTATTAAGAGCATGTGTTGAGTACGCTCATTAAACTTAAAGTATCTTTTCGTTGAGAGCATTTTCTCTCGTGTCTCTAACCATTGTTTTAATGTGTACCAACTAATTAAATCAAAACCGTAATTACCCATTGCGTAACTAAAATAGGTTTGTTGCGCTAAAGTTTGCTCAATTGTAAATAATGTATTTAAACTACTACTACTAGACTCTTCATGACTGAATACATCAATTACCTTTCTACTCTGTCTGGTAAGACTATCAAACCTTCCTATTTGAGGATTTGTAGCAGTAAGCTGAGTTAATGTAGTAACATCATTTAATGTATCATTTCTAGATGCATTAACTGAGCCACCTTGAGTAACATTACTGTCTAAAAATATACCAACTGATACACTATTTGTATATGTACACAAGGGATCAGAATAAGAATTAGCTTCATCTGAGGCTCCTGGGACAGCACTAATATCAAACATTGACGTTGTCGTTGTATAAACATCACCATATTGAGTAAGGCTGACATCTACACCTGATAGCTCCATATTAACAGATGATAAAGTTACAACAAGAGCTTTTGCTACATGAGCGTTACCATCATCCAACGCTACTGTAAATGTATATTCAGATGGATCAATGATTGTATCATCTGAGTCAAACTCAAATAAAGATATAAAACCAGTATCGCTACTAGTAAATGTCTTTGCTGTTACTGTTGGTACAGTTGATGTTGTACCAACAGTAACCTCTACGTCAGTAGTATACGTGGCAGTTAGCTCTGGAGTCAAAGTTAATAGCTCTGAGATGTTTAATCCCTTACCACGAGTATACTTATCACTATCAAATACTAGATGCTCTTCTGTGTAACCAGCAAACTTGCTAAACATTTCTGTCGCTATAGCAATATTAGTATAAATCTGATTACCATGAAGCTCTAAATTAACAATCGGGTAACCTAAAGCATAAGAAATCCGATCACCTAGCCGTGAATATCCATTAACTGAATTAGCTAAATATGTAGAATATAAATGACTTCCTGCACTTAAATAAGTATCTGACCATGTATCCGTCGCCACATAATTATTTATGTCGGCAACGCTGAAGTTTCTCCACCAGGAGTAGGTACTGGCTCAGGTACCGGGGCTTCACCACCAGCGTCACCACCAGGCGCCCCAGCGGGGCCCATATCAGGTGGCATCTCTTCTCCACCGGGACCTACAGGAACACCACCACCAGCTGCTGGAGCAGCACCACCACCAGCAGCCCAATCAGCACCACCACCACGAATTTGTTCTAACTCATGCTGCAACGCTGCATCTTTACGTAACCAGGCTCTATTAGCCTTGACCATTTCATCTGTCCAGCCTAACCATTCCTTTTGACCATACCCCTGAGATATAGATTCGTTAGCAGTAATGTTAGTAAAGTTGTTAAGCTTAAGATCCATTATTTGCTGACGACGCAATTCAAAATAATTAGCAGGAGGTACAAATTCTAAATCAAATCCATTCTCTCGAAGCTCAAACGTCTTCCACATCTTTCTTAGCTTAAGATGAGTGATAAACGTTTCCTTTAAGCCAGCTGCAAACTGTGCTTGTAGTCTAACAATAAAATTAGCAAATTTTAATTCTTCTCTTAATACATTTGCATCAGCACTGTATTGAGAATTCTCTGTATCGATTCTATTAGTTGGTACCTTGAGAGCTTTATATAATTTCTTAACAAAATAAATCAAGTCTTGTAACTCACCTAAGTTTTGACCTCCAGGTAACTGACTAACCTCTGTCCCAGAACTACCTTCCCTCTTTGGAAACCAATAAGCGTCTAACATTGATTGAGGGTTAAATGATTGAACTCTATTACTTTCATCTAAACTAAAAGCCTTCTTACTCCAATAATTTTGCATTAGCTTGCGAATGTAACCTTCCGCCTTTGGTGGACTCATTGTACCAACATCAACATTAAAGACCAAGCGCTCTGGAGCTCTTACTAACCGATAAATTATAATCGAATCTTCAATTAAAGATAACTGTCTATAAGCCCGGCGGGCGTTTTCAATAAACGGAATTCTAAAGTTCTTATTTTCATTCCATGTACCAGAGTTAATATAAGTAATCTGATTTCTCTCCATAGGAATAAAATCTTTATCCTGCATAGAGTTGTATTGCTCTTCTGCTTCTTTGTGATGTTTAGCTTTTCTAAGCAAGTATGCTTTAATATGCATCTGTTGAAAATTGTCATACACAGGATCAATTGCTTGTGTAGGTACAGGTATTACTCCTAATATACCTTCCTTAACATGCTTCTCATGAATAACATTTTCAAAATACAATTCACCATCTACTAATAAATTTCTAACATACTCCCAAGCCCGCTCTTTAAAGTCAAACAAATTAACAAACTTTTTAAACTCCTCGTTAAGTTGCTTAGTAATTAGAGGGTCTTGAACTGATTGATCTCTCATTTTAAGATTAAGCATGTTACCATGTTCATCTTCATTTAAGAACTCATCACAAATTTCATCTAAAGCATCAGCGACTTCAGCGAACTGGGCCATCGTGCGATAATCTCTAACTCGGCGATACTTATCTACATCTAAAGTAGCATACATTAATTCATTGTATGCTTTGTCAGCTAAGAATGACCCAACTGGATGAGAAGACTCAACCGTTTTGGGTGCGATAATAGAATGATGAGCTAAAAGCTCTTTACGCATTGAACCTGCTTTATAGAAGTCTTCAAACTTTGGATTCTGTTGTGTTACATCATCTATAATTGCGGCAGGTGATCTATAAGGTAAATTATTAGAAATAAATTTCTGTAATCCTCTTCCGAATGTTCCTTTTTCTCCTTTTGGCATCTTAATTTATTGTTATTGTTGTGCTTATATCATTTACTAAGCTTCCATATCCTGCGGCATTTATAGGTATTATATCAATACTACCGGTTGCTGTTATCTGAGGAAACGTTACTGACATGCTGTTATAATTATTTAATGTATAGTTGGAATATAAAAAGCCACTTAATGCTGGGGATAATACAGCACCACCGCATAATACTGAAAGCGAAGTATAACCTGTTATTGGCCAATTGGTAAAACTACCTGAACTTACAAATGGATTTTGATTATCAGTACAACTTAATAGTAATGTCTCAACTGAATCAAAACTATAACCTTCAAATGTTCTAGTACCAGAAAAACCACAAGCAAGTGTTGTGTATGTGTTACCAGCTGAAAACTCAGGACGACCAGATAGTGACATATTATCATAGTTAGCACTAAACGAGGTTACATTAGTTAATGTAGTATCATATTTTATAAATTTACTCATAATTAAATGCGCTTACCGGTACAAAATTCTGATCAATAGTAAATATATTTTTAACATCATCACCAGTATTACCTCTGAACAACCAGCCTTTAATTGTAAAGCTAGTATCAGCTATTACTCGAGCGGGTTGGGTTCCAGATACTTCAATTGGATAGTTTAAACTAATATCACCAGACCATAAAACCTCAGATCTAATCTCATAACTACTAGCTAGTCCTTGACTAGAAGGTAATTTCCAACTCATTACTATATATGGATTATTATATGGAGCAAAATTACTAATAATTTGATCCATGTCAGTTTGAAATTTTGTCATTATAGACATATTAATACCAACAGTTACAGGTAAAGGGGTAGGTAAATGATCTGAGTCTAACGCTCCAGCACTAACTGTAGGGGCCTTACTATAATAAAAACCTGAGATCTTATTAAAGACTCTATCAGGATCTCTAGCAATAGAACTATAATTTATCGCAACTACCGGAAGCTTTAAAGAACCAGCCTTGTTAACTATATCATGAATAGCTCTCTCCTTAGGTCCATAATAAAATCCAACTTTAAGCTGATCAACAACAGCTTTGTCTTTATTGTACCTGTTTATAACAATACTATTAAAGGCAGTAATAAACTGCCTTATCATATCTTTTAGCTCGAAACCATAGTATTGGTTTTTCATTGTAAATATTTATTAAACAAACCTATCTGTAAAATACATCGGTAACAAATTCCGGTACGCTGGAATCAACTTTCTTATACTAGCAGCATCTAAAACATACGTAACACTAGTGTCAGTTTCATCTCTAGTACATCGTCCACATTGCTGAATAAAGGTAGTAAACATCTTACTTGTGTACCATTTATTATCATTTTTAGACATTTCCTTAATACGAACATCTCCTAAATCAGGCCATGGACACTTCAATACAATACAAAAACGTGCTGCGTCACCTTTTAGATCTACCCCAAAGCTCATTGAAGGACTAGCAAGAACAGTAGGGCGATCTGTTTCTAGATGCTCTGTTAATATATCTATATTATCTTTATTACCTTTTATTCTATATAATATTCTATCATTATCTAGCTTATCCTTTAGCATTTTAGTAATGACATTCGACTGAGTATGTATTAATCCTTTTTCATTCTTATGCTCTTCTAATATTTCCTCCACACACTTAACAATCTTTGGAAAGTTATATTCAAGATTTTTTTTGTTTAAGTGAAAGCTACCGAATAAAATTGGAGACTTTTTTGAATCAAAACTAGATGGAAGATCGATATACTTATATTCATGTTCTTGTATACCTAAATTTCTCATGACTAATCTATAATCAACAAACGTTGCAGACATTAATATAATATTGTCTGCATATTTAAATATATGCTGCGCTAGGGTGTCTACCTTCTTAGGAATTAATTGTACATATTGTTTGTTACGTATATATGTCTTATTAATAATATACTCTGACTGACTCCATGTATCAATAACTAATGACAGGTCTCCTTTAAGATCAGATATAAACTTATACTCCTTTTTAATATGATCTCCTACTGTGTCAGAATGTTTATCAAGCATCCGAAGTATCTCTACATACCTATCCTCTAACTTTAATTGAAGCTTACACAAGCTATTAAAAAATCGTTTTCTATCTGCAGAGTGTGGTAAACTAAAACCATACTTATTAAGACGACCAAGTTCAATACTACAACTAAACCGACTTACGATAATATTTTCTAATTCAGAAGCCTCATCACATACTATTAATTGTCTATGTTTTAAATGATCTGGCTTATAAAAAAAGCTAGAGTAATTCTCTACCCCAATCTTCGCACTAACAGAATTGTTTCTCGCTTCATAATAATCACAACGATTACAATCCCAACATTCTTTTTTAAGCTTGTTACTGAAAATACAAGGTGCTTGGTCGGCAGAGCTCCTATCATCAAGATTACAAATATATGATCCTTTACCTTTAAGCGGTTTTATATCTTTAAAGTCTCTAGTGT